CATTCAAGGCAAACAACCCTTCGATTGTAAACATCACCGGTCCATGTCCACCTGATGCATCGATATTCGGCAGCTGCTAATAAGACTAGAGCATAGATCACGGCCACATCAAAATGATGACAAAACTACCCCAAATGACAAAGACAGTTATGCAGACCGCAGCAATGATTGCCACGGCCCAGTCTTTCATAGCCCGAAAATCTTCTTGAAGAATTCGGCAGCCACCCCTGGTCCAAACAACACGGCAATGATTACCGCATAGAGAAGATATTCAATCTTCGTCATGCGCTTGTCCCCATCGCGCAATGACTTGTCTATGTTGTTGTACCTCTCTAAACAGATTGCTTCATGCACGGCAAGCCTTTTGTCAACATCGGCATCCATGGTCTACCTTAGATGGTAGGCTCAACCCAATCAGGGTTATGAGGCCAATCAATGGTTGTTCTTGCATCAGAAACAGTCGCAGGGAAATCACGCAAGGTCTGGCGGTATGTTGCCCATTCTGCTTTCTTTGGAATGCTGCAATCAGCAATCTGAGTCCAATCACAAGCAAGCAATAAAGCATTGCGTGTGGCTCTCAGTTGTGCCATTGCAGAATCCTTGGCTGCTTGGATTTCTTCAGCACTCAGGCTTTCCACTTGAACCACACAAACAAATTCACCATCGTCATAGGCCGTGCATGAAGTCAGCTTCTGAGTCAGCTTGTCATGTGCTTTAAAGGCATTGACCTTCTTGGCATTGTTGGCATCAAGGAATTCATCACTTGGGCCACTTGAGGGAAATGATGTATTGCTAAACAGTTCACGATAATCGCCTACTGTAATGGGGCTAGTTAAGATTGCAATTTGCATGATGTTTCCTTAGATTGGGCCTGTATCTGAGAGTGCTGATGTTGGGGGTGTGAATGTTGCTGTGTATCGGGCATAGCCTTTAGTGATGCGTAAGTCATCTATGTAGCCTGTAATAGGATATGAACCTCCTTGAGAAGCAACATAAATTGGAGCCGTCCCATTACCCAATGCAGTTGTACTAAGTGAAAGTGTGCTACCTACCTGAACGCCATCTAAAAATAATTTTCCAGACGACCCGCTTCTTGAAAATGCAACATGATGCCACGCATTGTCGGTGACGTTCCCGCCGCCCGTGGATGCAAAATAACTTGACCCATTACTGAGATAAACATCAATAGAAGTTGAGCTTGCGTATCCAAGAAAAAGACCCCAAGATGTAGCTGCTGCTCCGCCACCTGTAGCCTGACTAACAACACAAGGCCCACCAGAAGATGAAGCTGTTTTAAGCCACAATTCAACTGTAAAATCTCCAGCGCCAAAATTTCCTGTGTTGTAGTTTGCTCCAGCCAACCAATCTCCCGTACCATCAAACGCCAAAGACCCAGTTCCATACTTCACCACGCTTGTAGAAATCTGTGCATTGCCAGCAGTTTCTAAGTTGTTCATCATGGCGTTGTCAAAGATTGCGCCATTGGTGTAGTTAAGAAGTAAAGATGTGTTTGTGATTGCTGTTAGTGGTGCTGTAGGTACTGTGTATGTAGTTCCTGAGTACAAGGCAGTATTTTTTAAAAGTCTAAGGTCACACATATAACCATTAAGTTGTTCGGCAACAGGATTATTAAGTGAGCCTATGAAAACCGCAGATGATGGAGTTGGAAATGTTGTTGAATTTGTACCTGTTGCAACACGAACACCATTGCAAAATAATTCAAAAGATGACCCACTTCTGCAAACAGCAACGTGAGTCCAAGCATTTCGTTTTACAACATCAGAACTTGTGCCTACTGGCACATTCCCATCTTCAAATTTAAATGCTAACGCTCCATTAGATTGGCTACCATTCCAATTCAATACAAATTGCCAACATCCACCAGCCGATGAATCTCTACATGATGCTAATTGCATCACTGATGTGCTTGACAAATAAACCCATGCTTCAATAGTAAATGTATTGCCTAAATTTAAAGCGGTTACATTAGGAGTAGTTAAATAATCACCAGTTCCATCAAAGTACCCTGACCCACCAATCACGCTTGTGGAGTAGGCGGTAGAAGCACCAAATGGGTTAAAGCGTTGAACGCTTGGTGTGCCTGTAATAGTTGACGAAAAAGCATTTGCGCTATTGTCAACAAAACGATTGCTTTGGCAAGTTAGTAATTGTGTGTTTGTAATTGCAGTTAAAGGTGTTGTGCTTGGCGTAAAAGAACCTGTGTAAACTGCTGTACCTTTTACCATCCGAACATTTGAAAAGTACCCATTGTGTCTAAATGTTCCTTGCGGGTCATTTATATAAAATGATTGAGTTCCTAAGTCTGCTGAATTTGTTGCACTTCCAACTGAAGTACCATTTAAGTACATAGTGACAGTACTTCCGCTTCTAACAATAGCCAAATGCGTCCATGTGTTTAAAGCAACTGCTGATGACCCTGTAATCAAAGCCCCTGCACCAACACTTGCATAAAATGTTGGCACACCAGATGCTGACAAATACAATGTTGGAATGTTTGATGGAGTACCACCCGCTGAACGCCATTCAAAAATATTACTGGTAGAAGCGTTATACGCAGTAACACTTAACCAAACTTCTATTGTGAAATCACCCGCACCTAGCGCAAGATTTGTTGAAGTGCCAAGACCTAAATAATCGGATGACCCATTAAAATAATTTGACCAATTAGACCCATAAGGCGAGAAAGAACCTTGGATTGTATTGCCGTTGCGGGTAATGGTGAAGTTGTTTGTACTGCTGTCTAAGAATGTATTGTTCTGTGCGCCATTAGTCCCATCGCCATGTAATAACATAGTGACGTAGTTAAATTGTGCGTCTGGGGCTGGACTTCCCGCAATAGGCCACTGGTTTAATTTTCTCCAGTAAGCCTGTTGGTCAAGCGTCCAGATACCCGAAGCCGTACTTGTCTCGTATGGGCCGCTAGGTACGACTGGAGTTTTGGTGATTAAACCGCCGGGGTACTGTTTAGACATTCGTTACCTCAATCCATGAAGTTGTTGGCTCGTCCCAGCGGTAAAATTTACCTTCTTCAATAGGCATCGGTGTTGGGGGTTGCCAAGTGCAACTTGTTTCGTTTAAACCCCATGATGTAAATGGTTTGGGTGGGATAAAAGCATCACGGCCTGAGTCGTATGTGTAGCCAATGCCTGCGTAGTTTTTACGCAATGGTGTACCGCCATTTGAGTGAACGCCGCCATAGGTGTTGTAGCTTGTGCGTTTACACGTTTGACCACGGAACTCGCCGTAGTGTTGCTCCCAATCAATACCGCCTTCGCCCTCGTCTTTGCCAACAATGACTTCAGTAACGATGTTGTTTGTATCTAAAAATGCGTAATGTGCCATGTTAATTCCTTAGACAGTAACTGTTCCTGTGCCAGCAGTGAATGTGTAAATAGTGTTGCCACCAGAAGTTGTCTTGGTGTAAGTTAAACCGCCGCCAATGGATGTTAAATCAGCATTTGATGATGGATAGGAAATAATAACAACACCAGAGCCACCAGCACCCATATTTCCACCGTATGTACCACCGCCACCGCCGCCAGTATTTGCAGTCCCAGAAGTTGCTGTTGAAGATACATTGCCAGCACCGCCACCGCCCGCACCACCAGCGCCAGCAACTCGCCCACCTCCAGATTGTGTGCCACCTCCACCACCACCGCTATAAGTTACAGATGAGCCAGTAATGGATGATGCTGACCCAGCACCGCCATTTCCACCGCCAGTGCTTGGGCCTGCGTTACCACCAACTGCACCAGCACCGCCACCGCCGCCAGCGGCTCCATAAGTTACGCCATCAGTAGACCAAGTTCCACCATTGTTACCTTGGCCCACAGTCCCAGTACCGGGATCGCCATTAGTGCCGCCAGCGCCAGAACCTCCATTGCGAACCGCCCCGCCCGTGGCCCCCGCTCCGCCGCCAGTAGAAGTAATAGAACTAAAAACAGAATTACTTCCAGCGTTTCCATCAATTCCAGAGCCACCAGCAACGGCCGCCCCGCCTGCGCCAACTGTGACTGTAAATGATGCACCAATGCTAAAACCAGATGCTGTTCTATAACCGCCAGCACCACCACCTCCAGCATAACCGCCGCCAGAACCACCGCCAGCAACCACAAGGTAGTCAACTGATGTTGGAGCAACTGGAAGACCCGTCCAAGTACCAGCCGCAATAGCTTGCATCTGTTGTGTGCGTGTCCATGATCCTGAATAATTAGGCATTCTTTATCCTTAGACAGTAACCGTGCCTGTACCGGCTGTAAATGTATATATAGTGTTTCCACCAGAAGTTGTTTTAGCGTAGGTCAACCCACCACCAATAGATGTTAAGTCAGGATACGTTGAAGGATAAGAAATAATTACAACGCCTGAACCGCCATTTCCACCATTGCTAAAATCTCCTCCGTTATTACCGCCGCCACCACCGCCACCGCCGCCTGTATTTACAGTACCTGAAAAAGCAGTGCCTTCACCAGCGGCTTTACCCTCACCACCGCCACCAAGACCTGCATTACCTACTTGACCACCCGCGTCATTGTTGCCACCGCCACCGCCGCCCGCTAAATAATAAGTTCCACCGCTTAGTTCACCAGTTGTTGATCCTGATATTGGGTTAGCCGCCCCCGCACCGCCGCTACCACCCCTTGTATTATTTCCTTGTGCGCCCACTGCACTTGCGCCACCGCCGCCACCGCCGCCATTACCCGCATTATTACCACCATTGTTTCCTTGAGATGGGCTTGTACTTGGCGTGTTACCCGCACCACCAGAGCCGCTTGTGTATCCACCCGCACCGCCGCCAGAACCGCCAGAATTACCATTTGCTTGCGCAGTACCTCCATTGCCGCCCGCAAAACCGCCGCCCGCAGAAGTTATAGAAGAAAATACTGAATTACCACCATTAGTCGGCGCAGTAGTTCCAACAACACCCCTTCCACCGCCTGCACCAACAGTTACAGTAAATGAACTAGGAGGAGTAAAAGATGATCCATTTCTAAATCCACCAGCACCGCCACCGCCGCCATCCCATGCGCCACCACCACCGCCACCAGCAACAACAAGATAATTAACCGCAAGAGGAGGCACAGGAGTTGCACTGTTACTCGCCGCACTAGATGGGCCTGTGCCGTAAGCATTTGTAGCTACAACAGTAAATGTATAAGCCGTGCCGTCTGACAAACCACTAACTGTAATTGGAGAAGATGCGCCTGTGCCTGTAGCCCCACCGGGAGTGGCAGTTGCTGTGTATCCAGTGATGGCTCCACCGCCTATATTAACGGGGGCAGTAAAAGCTACAGAAACAGAACTAGTACCCGCCGTAGCCGTACCAATGGTAGGCGCATCAGGTACTTTTAACCCGTTATAAGAAGCGGTGAGAAATCCACCTTGGTAGCGACTGGACATCTTCTACCCCGATCAAGAAATGACTTCGTAGCTGATTGTGTATGTAATACCGCTGGCTGTACCAGATGTCACGATGATAGATGAACCTTCCATCAAGTAAATGGCGGTTGTTTTGTCTGCCACAATCAACGAAGCATCAGCAGGAACCGAAACCGTAGACACGATTGGGTAAGCTGTACCGCTAGAAGGAGCAGAGCCTTGAGCTACAGCGCCGTTAGTATAGATAGCCACTGTGGTGTCCACAGCCGATGAGCCATTTACATTAGCCGCAACAATCTGGTTGATCTTGAAAACCTGACCGCTAGAAGCGGCGTTAGGAACCAAAACCACTGCGGTTGTTGCGCTAGGTGTAAGGTATGTAGTTGTGCCTGACGCTGTGGTCGCGGCGAAAAGATTTGGATTTGCCATGATAGTTCCTTAAAAGCCAAAGACCATTGCGATAGCCGTTGCTCTCGCTTGAGATACACCAGAAGCCGCTGGTGCGGCGGATGTCCAAGTTGTGCCGTTAGACACCAAAACATTACCTGCTGTGCTGGGGGCTACAAAGCTAGGTGTTGATGTACCGTTACCCAGAATCACGTTGTTAGCAGTCAAAGTGGTTAGACCCGTACCGCCCTGATCTACGCCAAGAGTTCCAGTAGACACCAAATTCTTACTGCCGTTGGTAAATACAGGCTTGCTGGCTGTCAGTGAAGAGTCAATGATGTCATTGGCTGTCAGCGTTGTGCCGTCAAAGGTCAGGTTAGCAGAAGCACCAAAAGAGCCAGAGCTATTAAACTGAACCTGCGTATTAGAACCAGCCGCAGAACCGCCGCCCACATTAACAAAGTCAGAACCGTTCCAAGCAATGATTGCCCGTGTACCAGCCGCTACCGTTACGCCCGTTGTAGGAGTTGAAGGGCCACCACGAACTGTTACTGCAAAGCCGCCTGTCGTATCGTTGATGACAACGTAGGTCTTACTCTGCTTGGGAGTGTTGATGAAACGTAGTGCTGTACGTGCGCCCGTACACAAGAGAACTGCATATTGAGAGCTATTAGCCGTTAGTCCTGTACTTGCATCAGTACCGACTGTAACCGCCAAGTTAATGTCT